AGCGATCCCCGCTTGAGACGGAGTACGGTTGCCCTCCATTGGATCGGAGGGGGGTGTCCTGGGACATCTGCTACATTATCCACCCGAGCTTGGGTTTATCAGTTAGTCAGCTTATGCTGGCGCCGCTCGCTGCTGTGCAATGGCAGGCATCGGAGATCGCTTCGGAGCTGAGGAGTTGTGCGGCAAACCGCAAGGGTTGTTGGAGGATCGAGACGGTGGAGTACCAACGAGGACTGAGCGCGTGGTCCTTGGTTGGATGGGGGTTGATCTACCGGAAGAGCTCGATCGTGCTCACGGAGAAGGAGTACAGCAAGTTATTCGCGACAGCGGCGCAGGGGATCTCATCGGGCCAGAAACCCACCATAATTATGGGGAACCTGCAGGTCGTGGCCGGCATTTTGTGGCCAAACGGGACCTTGGACGATGTTGCGTGTCGCCACTTGGCGCCAGATTGCATCCTTCGGTATGTGACCGGGGGTCTCGTGTATGGAGAGAGCGTGTGGCTCTTCTCTTACCTCGCGACGCAGGCGGTCGCCGCCGCGCTGCTGTTGAGGACATACGTACTGGAGCCGATGAGGCACGTGCACGGGCTGTGCGCGAAGGCGTTGGAAGACGTGAAGATTTGGGAGGGACCAAAGCAGGGATCGTTTCAGAGAACAATACTCCGTGTGAGTGTTGGAAACGGCGACCGGCACTGGGCCCGGGTTCAACAGGAAGCAACGGAACACATGAGGCATTTTGCCAGTACGTGGAAGTGGAAGGTTGCGGGATTCGGCCTCGCGCTGGCAGCAGTCAGCTATGCGGAATGGTACATGTTCCAACGCATGAGCAAGCTGAACCGCACCACACTGGAACGTTGCGGAGGACCGACTCAAGGTTCGTCACCGGATGGGGAGAAGAAAGTGATGGAGAGCGGCCCCTCAGGATCGGGCACGAAGAAGGAGGAGTCACCATCCACAGGAGAGACGGACAAATCAAGCACGGATATTACTGGCCAAGCCGGAGGGGATCAGGGGCCGGGCCCCCCCCCAGGCCTGAGCGAGTGTATTGGGACAACGCCAAGGATTGCTGGTACATCAGAGTTGCAGACGGCAGCTGCACCGACAGGGTGTACGTGTGAGCCTGAAGGGGGGCCGATAAGCCTCCCGGGAGCGAACCCTATTGCGGAAGCCCGTATCGAGCGTCAGCCGGTTGGATTATCGGTGAGGACGGAGGATGCGGGAGTGGCCTCGAAGATGGAGGCGCACGGGAGATACATCAAAGAGCAAGTTGGTGATCTTACAGCGTGTGTTGTGATCGGACAAGATTACGACAAGACCAAGGAGAAGACTGTGCATCAGAAGGTGGGAGTCATGCTAGCGCCCAGCGCTGAACTGCCCAATGTCTACAGTCAAACCGTCGACAACGTGAAGGCCGGCATAAAGGCCAGGCTCACGGACAAGGCGAGGCCATGTACCTTTACCAAGAAAGACAAGGCCAAGATCGGCAAGATGATCGCTAAGGCTATTGGGCCGAGGGGCATCTTCAGCGAAACCAGGGTGAAAGATTGGTTTTGCGAGCACAATGACCTCCAGGAGATGAGGTCGGGAAAGTGGAGCGAGTCGAGGATGACAGCGGCGATTGAGAAGCTTGTTGGGACGGTGGACCCAGGCTTCAAGCTTTCGACCAACGTGAAACTCGAACATATGCAAGAAGGAAAAGCGCCACGTTTTCTAATAGCCGACGGGGATTACGGGCAACTCATGGCTCTGATGACGATAAAGAGCCTAGAGGAGTTGATGTTTGAGGTTATGGAGCAGCACAGCATCAAACATCGGTCGAAGAGGCAAGCCATAAACGAGATGGTGAAGCTTTTCCGGCCGCCAAAAGAAGCCTTGAAGAGAG